AGCGACGCAAGTGCTAATCCAGAGCATATTAATACATTTTCAGCAGTATCAGCTACTTATCCTATTAGTGCCTGTTTTATTATTAAGGCAGAAGGAACAGATTTAGGTCCGCTTTCTGTTATTTCAACTTCAACAGATGAGACATTACATGATGTATTACCGGCAGTATATTTTAAGCCACCTAAAGACTTTAAGTTTGCACATACAAACAATCAAATTGACATCATAGTTAAGACCGATAATGTAATCGTGGGTAAAGGCGGCCGCGGCGGTTTTGGTTTAGCTGTAGACAATGTCGCATTTGATGACGATACAGCCGGGACTAATTTTGCTGGTGGTGATGATTTTGTCCAAATAGGTGACTGGATCCACGGTGAATTAATTACACATACGGGAGTGTCAGGTGGTCCTGCATTGAGCGGGTTTGATGCTTATTTTCAACAACAGATTACAATTACTAATGATGGTACTATCTATGGTGGCGCCGGCGGAGGAGGAGGAGGTGTAGTAGCTGTGAGTGGGGAAACTATGCCAGCGTATGCTAAAGCTTTATGGTTCGGCTGCGGCGGCGGTGGTGGCGGTGGAATTCATACAAAGAATGTCGGCGGTGCTGGAACCGCGGCAATAGATAAGTTTGGCCAACAAGCTGACACTGGGCAACTTAATGCAAGTTTTGTACAAGATGGTGCCGCTGCAACTGCTGGTTGGGATGGTCTAGGTGGCGCTGGTGGATATTGGGACGTTAGTAGTTATGATGATGCGGATGCGACTACCTATAAGTGGCCTTATTTTCCGAATGTTTTACTACGGAAAACACTAGATGCGAGCGATGTTGGTTTCGAGGACGGTGCTGCTGCGATATATGCACCGGTAACTGCTTATCCCGGACTGACTGGATTGGCTGGAGGTAATATCGGTGAGTCAGGTAAGAGTGATAGTGCGGCTGCTGTTACTCCATTCAGTGTGAAACTCCCGAATCAACACGTTGATAGCACATACACTGAAGTACTGTCTGGTTATAGACTAAGAGTTGGGGGTATTAGAGGTAAGGTTATTGCACTTACTGGTACTGAGGTGCCTCTTGTTACTGCTGGTGCTGCAAGTAATTATAAAGGTTCTTCCTGATGTATATTACTAGTGTTTACTAATAATCGTAATAAGTATTAGTAATGAAATTCAGTTCAACTGCGCAAGATGCTCTTGCAGCTGCAAAAGCATATGCAGAACAATTCAAAAGTAGGTATGCTGGTACAGAGCATTTGCTTTTAGGTTTAATTGAGAGTCATGATGATATTTTAGATCAAACTTTTTCGAGGTTAGATGTAGATAGANCTCATTTAAAAGATATTGTTATTAGTATTTTAAATATAGAAGAGACTAATAAGCTTTTTAAATCTGATACGGGTCCTCAGTTCACACCTCGTGTCTTACGTATAATAGATTTTGCAAAAAACTTAGCGCAAAAACTTGACAAGAGTACAGTCGATGTAATACATTTATTTTTATCTTTATTGTATGAAAACGATGGAGTCGCAACTTCTATTCTTATGGAGTACGGATTAAATTTTGATAATGTTAAAAATGCTATACAAAAGGAATTAGGAGATATTACAAGTACATCTAATGTACTTAAGTCAATTATTCCTGAGAGTTTAGAGCCTTATTTTATTGATTTAACGTATCAAGCTTCTGTAGACGAGCTACAAAGTACATTTTCAAGAGATGCAGAGTTTGATAAAATTTATTTAGTCTTAGGTAAAAAGCATAATACTAATCTTATTATTACTGGCGAGCCTGGTGTCGGGAAAAAGTCTGTAGTGTATGAACTTGCAAGAAGGATAACTAAAAAACTTACTCCTAATCACTTACATCATAAAAGAATATTAGAGTTAAAGCTTAAAACACTCATCGGTGGGACAAAGTTTAGAGGAGACTTTGAAGCAAGAATGGATACTCTTCAAGAGTATCTTAAAGCAAATACCGATGTAATTTTGTTTATTAATGATATTGCTCTTATAACTCGAATCGACGGCTCTGCAAACATAGAAGAATATTTTAGTGAATTGTTTAATAGTGATGATATTAATTTTATAGGTACATGTACATCAGATGATTATAAAAAATATATTGATGACATTACAACGATTAGTTCTAATTTTGAAAACATAGTTGTAAAGCAAACTGATTTAGAAGAAACAAAAGGTATTTTATATAATATGATACCTATGTATGAAAAATTTCACAATGTAAAATATAATAGAAATATAATAGAAGATATTGTTAAATTATCATCGAGGTTTATTTTTGATAAAAGCCAGCCTGCTGCTGCTCTTGATTTATTAGATGAATGTGGTTCTCATATAAAGAATCAAATATCTAATACATCTGAACAAATTGTACAAATACAACAAAAAATAGATGGTATACAAAAACAAAAATATGACGCAGTTCGAGAATTTAATTTTGAAGAGGGTATTAAATTACGACGAAAAGAAACAACTTTATTTAATAAATTAAAAAAAGAAATAATAAAACAGAAGGCGGTCGAATTTGATAAAATTATTACAGAAGATATTGTAAGAGATATACTTAGTATTAAAACAAATATACCTATAAGCAATATTAAAGGGAGTAGCTTACCGGATTTAAACAAGGTAGAGCAATCTTTAAAGGAGAAATATATCTCTCAGGATCATGCTATTACATCATTATTACAACATTTTAAAAGAGTAAAGACTGGACTACAAGATCCAAACCGACCTTTAGGTTCTTTTCTTTTTATTGGTCCTACAGGTGTCGGTAAGACATATCTATGCGAATTAATTTCTGAATACTTTTTTTATAATAAACAAAACTATCTTAAGATAGATATGTCGGAGTTTATGGAGCCACATTCTACAAGTAAGTTAATTGGCTCACCTCCTGGTTATATAGGTTATGGTGATAGATCAATACTTTGTGATTTTATTAAAAGGAATCCTTATAGTTTACTTTTATTAGATGAAATTGAAAAAGCTCATCCTGATGTAGTAAATATCTTTTTACAAGTTTTAGATAAGGGAGAATTAACTGATAGTGTAGGACGTAAGATTAATTTTAAAAATTGTATTATTGTGTTTACAAGTAATATTGGTTCTGAATTATTTAATAAAGATTCTATTGGGTTTGGAGGTACAGCAATAAGCTCCATAGATTTAGAAAATGCTTGTCAGAAATTTTTTAAACCAGAGTTTTTAAATAGACTAGACGAGATTATTAGATTTGAGCATTTATCGAAAGAAGATATATATAATTTAGTTCAAATACAATTAAATGTTTTTTCAAAAAAATTACAAGAAATTAATAATATAGAANTTATATTAACACCCGAGGTTCGAGATTATATAGCCGCCCAAGGATATAATCGAAAATATGGAGCTAGGTTTTTAAGAAGGTTTTTCGAAAAACATATTGAGACAGAAATTGCATCTTTATTGATTAAGAGCAAAACTCAGCTGAAAAAAATTACTTGCAAAATAAAAGATAAGAAGCTAATATATGTATGACATGATTGCATATAAATTCGTCGTTAAAGACATTTATACCAACGAGAGGAGAGAGTTTGAGCTCCTTTCAGAAAATCAAGATCCTAGACCTGTTCATAAAGAAGGGATGAGACAGATTAAGTTCGAGGAGGATATTGAAAAGTTATATGTTGACGACTCGGAAGAGGATATTCGGACATATGAGCGATTGGCTTATGATAAAAGAAAAGGATTTTTATATTAATGAATAATACAGGACAAAAAATACTTATTCGGGATAGGAGAACATCCTGATGTTGTAGAAGAAGCTGGTAAGCAAATAGAAGTTATCGAGCATGCGAGACATTGTAAAGAAATTGTAAATTCTTTCAAGAATTAACAGTTTTCAGAGAATGCAGTATAGAGAAGGCGTTGCATAGTAACGCCTTTTTTATTAAATACTTATAGTGATACCTGTAGAAATTATGACGATGGCGGGAGGGTCATTAGTCGGGTTCTTTTTTAAATTAGTTGCAAAACGCGCAGAGAATGAGCAAAAGCGTTTTGAGATGTTTATGAAAGAAAAAGAGCTCGCTGATGAGTCTGCTGATAAAGCTATAAAGCGTGTTGGGGTCGATGCTGGTAAGTGGGTTCGCCGTTTAATTGTTGTAAGTGTTTTGTTCGGTGTTATATTAGCTCCGTTTGTTGTTACATTTTTTAATCATCCTATTGTAGTAGAGGAATTAGTTACTAGAAAGATTCTATGGGGATTACTCGGTACAAGGACTGAACCTGTGTTTATAGAGATTGAAGGTTATTTATTAGTACCTGAGATTCGACAAGCTTTAACAGCTATTATTGGTTTTTACTTTGGCCAAGCCACAGTAAAACGATAAGTTGAATTTCAAATTTTTTCGTTATATTTATATATGAAGCGCTTGTTTAACGCTAACCTATTAATCATACGAAGTAAGCATAAATACATATACGAATGCCACNAGACATTAATTATCTAGACGAAATATCTACCTTTACATTTACAAGTAAATACGCAAGATTTAATCAAAATTCAAATAGAAGAGAGACGTGGGACGAATGTATAAATCGGGTGTCAAAGATGCACGTTGATCGATTTAAGAAGCATTTACCATCAGAAGATATAGATACAATTAAGTGGGCATTCCAACAAGTAAAAGATAAACATATCGTCCCGTCAATGAGATCAATGCAGTTTGGTGGTAAGGCTGTATTAGCTCATAATGCACGTATATATAACTGTGCAGTAAGACATGTAGATAGTATAAG